GTGGAATACTAATTCCAGCTAAGTATTTTCTGTAATTCAATTTAAATTCTCCAAATATTTTCTGATTTTATTTTACCTTAAATATCAGAAACAAGAGGTGGACGATTTTTAAAAGGGTGATCTGTAATCAACCTTGAAAGTAAAAGCCCCTGCCATCGATGTGCAAAATAACCTTCTATCTTCTGAATATCTGGTATTGTCCAATTCGTAAAAATTGCTATTTCAGTAAAGCGAGAAGCAGATGCAAAAAGATTATTATCGCGCTGACCCAAGCATAGCACAGACGTAATATTGTCTTGGCGAGCGGGCGTAGCTTGTACGGCTCTCCCGTTTAAGTGCGCTCGCGTCACGTTGTTGCCGCTCTCCCCGTAAGCTCCGCCGATAATGCAATTATCGTAAAAAGATTGGGGTGTACCAATCGGCGTATCGGCATACGGACCCGTGTCGTTGTTGATGGCTCTTATTGATCCATTAAAAGACAAATGAAGTTCTTGGCAGTTAGAATTAGTTCCATCATTTCTTGACCAAGCAAATGGAGGCTGAGAATTATTATTTGGATACCCAAAAACGGCAAAAATCGCTATATTTTGTGGTAAGACATTAGTTGTTAATAAAGAGTCATTTACTCCATCAAGAGCAACACAAGGTCGTCCTGCAAAAGTGTCAGTAATAGGTCGTTTTCCTGCTGTTGGCTGAATCAAATGATTGTTTTGTCCGCTCAAATCATTCCATCGTGATACAGCATCAGCGACGAGAGTAATAGTTCCACTAAGAGAGGCATCCCACCAACCCAATAATTTAATACCAAGATTAGTAGGTGTCCATAATGGGGGACTGGCATTAATTATTAGCATTTTTAAAATTACAGACCTTTAAAAATCGCTATCAAATTAATTACTGCTTTTCTAAAGAAAGCAAATACTTTTTGTAGAAAATGCTGATTACTTCCACCTTTTAAGATAAAAATACTATTATTTTTATCGCAACCAAAAGTAGTATTATCAGTAGCGTCAAACCAGAGATAAAGTCTTTTAGATTTTAGTTCTACTGGTGTCCACAATTGCGATTTTTGTGATTTTTTAGATTCAAACATAACAAAACTCCGACAAGAACTAATTATTAAAAACCGCAGACACTTTGAGAATATTTTGATTCAACAATTGAGCTAACAGATTCTCGTCATTAAATTGCTGTGTTACTGCCTGCAAAATATCCGATTCAGAAATCGGATTTAATTTATCTCCAATATTAATAGAAAGCGCAAGTCTTGGAGCTTCCCCAAACACTGCTGCCGTCATTCCCAATTTAGCTACATTCAGCTTGACATAGGGATCAAAAACAATCATTTCTGATAGAATCCTTTTGTAAACATAAAATCGGACAGATTTATCATCGACTAAATTAGGCTTGATTTCACTATCAAAAAAAGCTGAATTAGTTGACATTTCATTGAAAGCCCCAGAAACATTTGTTAATGCAATTTGGTATCTTTCAATATATTCGGGACTATTTAAAAATAAGCTTTGAGCAGTTAAACTATTAGGCATTTAAGTTAGCGATGCTGTTTCGCGGAAAATTAACAAAAAAGGGATACTCAATGGTCCACCAGTAACGCTGGTAATATCGAATCGAATTTCTTGAGCAGTAGTAATAATTTGTCCTTGTCCAGATACTGTAAAATTAGACCGGGCAGTAGTAAGAGATAGGTTAGATAGTCCTGGTATTGCCCCAAAAGAAACACCACTACCAAAGCTAAAAGTTATTGTAGCACTTCCTACGGTTGTGCGTAAATTTCGCACTTCTAAAAGAGTAATTTCTCTTAGAAAAGAAGTAACAGGAATCTGCTCTGTAGCAGAAATGTTCCTAATAGTTACTTTTTCATCTTGCAACCGACTAGCAACCCATCGGGCTGTAGTAATCGAATCTAAAGTGTCAGTAGGCCCAAGAAATTCTTTCACAATACTAAGCTAGTAATTTGGCTACAAATCCATTCACAGGAGGTACTGCTGTAGAGGCAAAAGTTAGACGGATTGAAGTATTACTCAATCGTTCCGTAAAAACTCCTACAGTATCTCTATTACCGCTATTGCGAATTACTTCTACGCTGGGATTAGTATCAGTCAGGGTATGTGTGATCACAAACACCGTATTAGTGCCATCTCCAAAAGGATTAGTAGTTACTGATCGCCGTCTTCCGGACCAACTGGCAAGCAAGGAAGGGGTGACATATTTGGCTGTGTCTGTTCCCGCTTCTAGTTCGGCTAAAGTAGCACGCTGTACTTTACCCGATGTGGTTTCACTTGCGTCAGGAACTCCGGCCCCATGAACTTGCCAGATTACAGGAGAAGTTCCCAAAGTCACGGATTGAGTAATCTGCCTGTAAGTCACGCCCTCATCGTTATTCCCACTACCAGAGGCAACAGTTACAATCGCGTTTCTGAGTTCGGCTCCTGTACTAGCGTCAGCAGTGCGGGTAGCTGCAACAGAAGCTCCGTTCCAATTATAAAGTCCGTTCTCTGTGTTATTAGTTTGATTTGCGGCAATAAAGCGAGAATTGGCTAAACTCATAGTTACCCCACCAATTGTCGAGCCAGGAGCATTTAAATTGATATTTGATGGGGCAGAAGCAAATACTGCGTCCTTGTAATCAAACCCTTCCAGAAGAGCATTTAAAGTACCAAAATTGACCAAATCGTTAGGATTTTCTGGGGCAACAGAAGCCCGAATTTTTCCTTTAAATTCAGTGTCAGACCAAAATTCAATAAAAGTCATAATTACCTCGATAAAATTGCATAACCACTAAAGGGACTACTGAAAATAATTTGAGTAGTATTTAAAGAAAGGTTTTGTACAAAAGCTTCTATTTTTACTCCTCCTGAACTAAAAACTTGAGTCTGTGGCTCAAAGCCTAAATTATGAATAATTGTCCAGGTTGCAGATGCAGGCGATTGAGTATGCTTGTAAAAAGCACTTCCCTCTCCCGGTAGTCCAGGAGAACCCCGAACATCAACAGCAGAGCTAATTGAAGAAACTAGCCCAGACGGTCCAATATAACCACCCGTTGCTGGAGGAGTACCCGAACCTCCTACCCAATTAACTACCTGAAAAACCCGGCGATTACCATCAGTAACTAGGGACAAAACAGGCGACCATCCAGCACCTCCAAGAGTAGCCGAAACAATTACTTGCCTAGAACTTCCAGTTATTTCAATTGGCATCAAACTTCCCCCCTAACGACTACGGGAATTAAATCTAGTCCTAAAGGTTCAACAACGAGCCGATTAGCAATAGTTTTAGATGCCTCTAAGTCAGCTTGCCAGTAATCTCTTCCCACTTTTGGCTGTCCGATTTCTTTAAAAGAGACAGGAGTAACGTCCATCTCAGCAGTGATATTGCTATCGATAATTAAATGAAAATAAGTATAATTTTGATATTCAATTGGGTCTTCTCCCTCTTCATTAGCAGGTAAAATAAAATTGCCAAATTGCAACCCATCGATCCGACCGACTGCCATGCGATCTTCTCCAAATTGCTTTGCTACATAAAAATTAATGTTCCATGTAGTAAAATCTCCCTGAATAAAAAACTCCTCATCCCAAGTCGAACCCTTTTTAATCTCAATAACAATTTCACTGGCAATCGTAGGATACGATTGCCCTTTAAGAAAATAGTTACCAGTAAGGACTTTTTGAGCCATCGATGAGGTGCGTACTGTTTCTTGTATTATATCTTGAATTTTCTTTTTTGAGATATAATAAAAAGTAATCATATTTATACCTTATACTACTGCGCTCTTTTATACCACCCAAGAGTGCGGTTATTTTTTTGTCTTGACAATTCTATTAAGACTGTGAGAGAATTTTTTTAGAAGATTGATATGGGTAGCCGCTCTCTCGTAGGGCGGTATTTTTTTTATTTATTTGTACTATATATACTACAGATACTACGGAGCGATTGTTCTTTTGTAATTTGATTGTAGATAAGGTTATTAACAATCAAAACCTTTACAGGGTATAGGTTTTAGGCTTTGTTGATAATGTTGATGCTCTATAGAGAGAAAAAAGATAAAGAAGATGTATAGCAAAGTCAGCAATAAAAGTGATTAAACGCAAAACTGGCTCCATTGACAAAAAGCTGTATTTTGGGCTAACTAGAGGATTTTAGAGGTGAGAAGTGGTTCATCGCTAATCTGTTCTTTTTGTATTTGATTGTAGATAAGGTTATCTACAATCAAAATCCTTACCCCGACTAGGTTTTAGGCTTTGTAGATATTGTTGATGCTCTATAGAGAGAAAAAAATAAAGAAACCAAACAAGGTCAGCAATAAAAAGAAACAGGCTCAACAGTAAAACAAAAAAAATACACACGGGGTAATTATTAACAATATCTACAAAGAAGTAAAAAAAGGATGAAAGCTATATATATTAACACTTTCATCTTTTCTATCTTTGTAAATACCCTTATTTACAATCTATTTACAAACTAACAATCTAATTAATCGAGGTCAGCAATAAAAACATAAAAAATCCTGACACGGGAATAAGGCTAACAACATCAACAAAGTCTAGAGCCTATATATATCAAGACTTCCATTGTTAATATCCTTATCTACAATCTAATTACAAACCAACAAACAAAAA